TAGTTGTCGAATAGGTAGACTTCGAAGAAAACAAAATAGGCCGGCGAGCGGGAGCACGTACGGATAAATACCAGGGCTGCAGATTAGCCCCAAGAATGCATCGGAATGCACTAGAAGTGCGTTTCTCGTGCGCATAACTAGCTGATTTCATTGGAGTTTTGCGCCGGTGCCGTACTGTTAAGCGGTACGTCGGGCAGCTTTTCGGCATCGAGCATGGGGGCGCCGGGGGGATTTTCGACCCGACAGAATCTAATAGGCTCTTCAGATTTTTGCGCCAAAATGATCGGGTGGGAAATGCAATGAGTGCTTGACAGGACTTTTCCCGCGGCCCACCCTTAACTCATAGGAGTAGCTACTAAGCCTCTTCCTGATAGCCGAACATGCTTAATTAAATGAATAAAAAACAGGAGTGGGCTCATTAGTTACATATATGTAGGGACTCCCCGTCCCCCTTATAGTGTCGTGATTTGTAAGCCACTGAGAACACTACGTTTTTGATTTTTTATTTTAAGCATGCTCGGCTATCAGGTTTTGTCGATCACGTTAGCCATCCAGTTAGGCTGGCCGAGCCGCCCAGAGGCCACCCCAGCGTTCCTCATAAATGCATCGAGTTCACGACGTAGCAACTCATCGTTGTGCGCATCGACGCCATCTCGGTCGTCCACACTCATCTGCTCCGTCCAGTAGCCTACCGCCATGCTCAGTGCGTCGAGCCTATCATCGTGGCGCAGGGCATTTCTGTCCGCAGTGATCCTGGTGAGCTGATACATGAGCATCTTACTCAGCCTCACCGCGCTGTCGTACCGCTGAGCCGACCGATAGTCATGCTCCACGACAGCTGGGTCGAGCACCAACTTGTGTCGCATGAGCACAGGCTCCAGCGTGTCGATGATGCGCCGCTCCTTTTGGCTACTGTGTCGAACCTCCTCGATCGCACAGGGGTGTCGTTTGCGCAGCACCGGCTCGAGCAGCTTGACGAACATGCCGTCACCAAAGTTGCTCTCCACCACGATCGCATTCGTGTCGTTCCGTTTGGCAATCTCGGCGAGCGTCCCCAGGGTCTCATCATCGTAGCCACCCGGCAGTCCGCCACACTCGCACACATACAAGTACCCGTTGAGCATCTTCACGACCGCATACCCGGTCTCGTCGGCGCCTCGGCCACTGGGGTCGATAGCCATGACTGTGCCGGAAAACTCAGCTGTCACCTCGCCGACACTCATCGGCCCGTACATGCGATCGCCCCGCATCGCCACGTTCGGCAGGTCGTTCAACAACCGGCCCTCGTACGGGCCCCACGTCAGCTGCATCGGCGCCCGCTCCCGGTCGAACGCCAGGAAGATGATGTCGCGTACCTTCAACGGGAATCTGTCGGCATCGCTCAGTTGCGTGCTCAGCTGGAACTGCAGGTTAAACCCGGCCTTGCCATAGCTCGCACGCCTCTCCAGCAGATCATCATCTGAGAAGCGCAGCGGATCCACCGACGTGCCGTCGGCAATGTCGAGGTCGTGAACAAACGGGGCCAGGGCCTCGCCGTACGTCTCAGCCTCCTTGGGCGTCGGCTTCAGTGCCGGCCAGATGCGTGTCGAGTACCCTCGCTCCGGCAACTTCGTATACAGGCTGTCCTCACACTGAGGCGTCCCTAGGTACAGCACCCGGCCGCTGGGTGTCAGGATCGAGTCAAACTCCTTGACCAGCTCCGCCAGCTTGTCGCGCATCCCTTGGGTCGCACTATTGCTCGGAACTTCGCAGTCGTCGGCAATGATCAGATCTGCCCTGGAACCGGTCAGTTGGCCCGTGATCCCGACGCTCTTACAACTCGGACTGTGCGCCGCGACCGCCGGCCCGACATCGAACGCGATCTTTGAGCTTCTCTGCTCCGCTTTTGGCATCAGATGCTGGCACCCCGGCACCTCCGCGATCAGCCGCTGGGTGAACGTCGAGAAGGCATCGGCGCGTTCCTTGCTGGCCGACACGACCATGATCTTGGCCTGCGGGTTGTTCAGCCACGTCCACACGGCGAACGCACTGGTGATATACGACTTGCCCGCACCCCGGTACGCCTGCACGATCGCACGTTTCGGCGCATTCTGGATATACTCGGCCATGTCGTACTGCACCGCCGTCGGCTCCGGTAAACCCAGATGTCGCCATACAAGCCATATAAACGCCCGTAGGTCGCCTTTGACTCGATCCAGAGGTGTAGCCTCGGAAATCGCCAAAGCCTCTGTACGGGCTTCCTGAGGGCTCCTAGAGGCCATCTAGCAATTCCAGCGCCGCATCGATGCCCGCGCACGCTCGGCATTTTTGCTGCGTTTGACGATCCCGCCCATACGCGCACAGAAGCTCTTCTTGCGGCCCTTGTCGGCTTTTGTCTTCGGGTTCGGCGCCGGCGCCTTCAGCTTCGACCCAGTGGCCTTGTTGTACTTAGCGCGCCCCTTTGCCGTGAGTCCTGCGCCCTCTTTTGTCGACAGCTTCTCACCGCGACCAACACTGAGCTTAACCATGCCCTGTCTCCTGCTCGTTCCAGGCCGCGTTGCTGAACTCCGGTATCGCGTCGGCGAGCTGGCCCAGTGGGTTGTCGGGTGTCGCCACACACTCGATGTGGTTATCCTTCAGGAACTTTGTCGCGACACTGAGTTCGGCAGCGGAAGCGTTACCTGAGCGCACACGTCCAAGTAACTCTTCAGCCATCGCGGTATGCAAACTGTTCAGCAGATCCCGAGCGTTGTCGGGACTGCCGTCGTCATTGTCGATTGTCATTGCAGCCAAGTCTCCGTTTAGTCATCACCCATCTGTTTACGAATTTGCATTACTGCGCCGAGGGCTAGCATGCCCAGCACAAACAACGTGATGCTTCGGGTGATTGTCGTGCCAACTGTACGTTTTGCCGAGCGCCAGCTACCAAGTAGCTCACGCAGGTCGTGGACGTCCTGGGCACTGTTGTCGTCATGTAGGTTAAGTCTGCGCAGCGTCTCCTCGACAGCCTCGTTTGCTGCGCTGCGGGCGATCGCTTTGATCTCGTCATCGCTCATCGCCGGCATGTCCCTTAACCGCCGATCTTCGCAGTAGCCGCAATGCGGCCCCACAGGCCAACAGCACCGGCCACTAGCGCGACGCCATCAAGTATCAGGCCAGCGATTTCGTCTTCGAATGGCCCGAGGTCTACGCCTGCGTTGCGCGCAGCCACACTGCCGAGCATGACCAGAACGGCCCATACGGTTTTGCTGGCATACCAGCTTTTGCTTTCGGTCATCGTTTAGGTTCCTTTAAAGTTTAGTCTGATAGTCTTCCGCGAGTGACAGCACGCCGGTCGTGGGTACGTTGTCGCGCCACCTAGTTAAACGTGATTGTGCCGTTGCCGCTAGTAACAGTCAGTAGTGTGCCTGCTGTGTTGGTTGCGGCGTTCGTAAAACTGTTATTTCTGCTTACCGCTAAACCGCTCGTCGTGTAGTTCGTGTAACTCGTTTGCGGCACCCAGATCAGGACCACGCCGGACCCACCTGCGCCCGAATTGTGCGTAGTGCCATGCGCCCCGCCGCCACCGCCGCCTCTGTTTGCTGTACCGCTGCTGCCATGATTGTTGACTGACGGAGCGCCATTGCCGCCGCCGCCGAGGCCGCCAAGGTAGTAATAATAACGAGGATCATTGTTCGCGCCGCCCGAGCCACCGCCGCCTGCATAGCGGGTGTTGTTCACAGCCCACAAATATCCCGGCCCCGCTCGCCGCCCCGCACCGCCAGTGTACGACTGCGCATATCCGCCAGCGCCACCGCCGACGACTGTACAGTATTGTGTATAGCCCGAGCCTTGACCGCTGTAGGTCGTCGTCGTCGTGGTTGCTCCAACGCTGGTCAGCGTAATTAGCGGACTTGAGAGTAGACTAGTATTTGCACCGCCATTCGGGCCTCCAGTTATACCAGCGTTTGAGGGGTGTGGCTGCGACCCAGCGCCAGACGCAACAAGAGTGCTAAACAGACTACGGGTGCCTGCCGCGCCGTTTGAGTAACTTGGCGCTATTGCGCCGCCGCCAGCGCCGACTTCGACGCTAAGTGCTGTGCCTAGCGTAACCGCAAACCCCGTGGCTACTGTGACGTTGCCACCGTTACCGCCGCCACCAAAGTATACACCTTGAGTGAAGCCCGTACCCGAGCCGCCGCCGCCAACAACAAGGGCTTCAACAAGCATTGTTGCTTCGCCACTCAGCGACCCCGTGAGCGCCATCATGGATGCTACGGAACTCATGTCAGGTCGCTCCCAGCAATGATCGCCTTGGTCGCGCTTACGCACGTCACTGTAGCTATGGTGTCTGCACCGATAGTCACTGCGCTGGACACTGCGCTGGCTTCGCCGTCTTTGAACAGGCTGACCGAGCCGCCAGTGTTTACCGTGACAGTCCCGCCCTCGCAGTAGATCGTCACAATGTCACCGGGCGTTAGGCTTGCGGTGTCGTAGGTAGCGTTTGCGTTCGCGTAGTACAGCGTAGCGCCGCCGACTAGCGAGTGCGTGCCGGTAGTTGTGCGCCTGTCTGCCTTACGGACGCTGACCATGTTACCAGAGTTCTTGCTCTGCAATTCGCCGTTGGAAGTAATTTGCGCGCGGTTCGCACCGCCATTGCCGAAGACGACGAGGTTAGGATTAGTGGGGTGGGCGGCACCGAAAAGCTGAATGTAGCCTCCGTTTGCAAGATCATACCCTCCCGAAATGGTGTATGCGGCGCTGTTTGAGTTGCTTGAAATGTTGCCGACGCCACTAATCGCTCCACCAGCGAGATCAAGTTTGCTGCGGGGCGTAGCCGTACCGATGCCCACGTTGCCGGTTTCGTCAATCGTTGCGCGGCGCGAGTTGTCGGTAAAGAACGATAGAGAACCAGTGCCCACGTTTCGTAACTGCACTTCAGAGCCAGAAGCGGCAAACTGGCCTTGCCCGACCCCACCCGTTTCCTGCACGTTGACAGCGGGGTAGGTAGCGCGTGTTGCGGTTAAAGTCGCAAACTCAGGCGTCGCCGTCGAGCTGACATCCTGTTCCTCGATGACGTTGCCCGAGCTATCGACCGCGAGGGACTTTGCAGCGGTGCCGGTGTGGGTGCCGGAGCCGTAAGTGCTAAGTTGGACCTGTTGGTCAGCACCTTTGAACAACATTGCGTTTGAGTTGTTTGTCTGGAACCGTAGGTTAGATGCTGCTTCGGTTTTGAACTGTAGCTCTCCGGTGCCTCGGTGCGTAAACGTAGTGTTGCTGTCAGCACCCGGTGCTCTGATAAAACGTGCGCCGTAGTTCTGTTGACCGTCAGTTGTCGAACTACCTACTGACACAAGGTCAATGAAGGCGTTTCCGTCTGCGTTTCGCGTGTAGCCAACCTTGACGTTTGCGCCGCCGGAGCCGTTGTCGATAGTCAGACCTGTAAGCTCAGGCGACGTGTTTGGCTGAACCGCAGCGTCCGCAGTAGTCCCCTGAGCAGCCGTGGCGAATGCACCGACGTTCTCGACAGCCGCCGTGCCGAGGCCCGACACGTCTCCGGCTGCAATCGACAGTGCGCTCTTAACTGCGGTCGGGTTCACATTCTGCCAGCCGGTGCCATCGTACTTTAAGAAGTCGTCCGTGGTCAGGCCCGAGTAGGCATTCACGTCACCCACGTTTTGCAGGCTGGTCGTGTTGATGACCTGCGCGGCTGCTGCGTTGTACCAGTTGCTACCGTCATAGTAGCGCAGCTTTGAGTTGGTGCTGTCAAAGTACAGGTCGCCAGCTTCAAGCGTCAGGTTCGCGTCGCCTGCAATGTCCGCTTCAACCTCTGCGTCATCGTTGTTCACGTTCGTGAAACTGCCGTGATACTTGTTGTTGAGCTGGTTGAGTGCAGACTGTGCCGCCGTGGCGTTAGCCTGTGCGTTTTGCAGCGCAGTCAGGTTCGCGGCTTGCGTCAGGGTTCCAATGTTGCTGGCCTGTGGCGCGAGGCTTGTCACGTCGCTGCTAATTCCGGCAACCGTGTTCACGTTTGCAATGTTGGTCGCGACCGTCCCGATGTCAGCGGTGTCGGCTGCTACTGTGTTCACGTTAGCAATCGCACCTGCAACCGTCTGCACTTGTCCGTTGATGCCAGCGACAATGCCAACGTCGCCGATTGCATTAGCGACCGTACCGATGTTGTCGGGACCGCCCACTTGGATGTCTGCTGCAACGGCCCCGATGTCTGCTGTGTCAGCCGCCACCGTGTTGATGTCCGCGATGTTCGCAACAACCGTGTTGATGTCAGTAGCGTCAGCGGCAACCGCGTTGATGTTAGTCGCGTTGCCTGCTACTGCGTTGATGTTGGTCGCGTTACCTGCCACGGCATTTACGTTTGCAATGTCGCCACCCACCGCATTCACATTCGCGATGTTAGTGCTCACCGTGCCGATAGTGTTCGTGCCGCTAATGTCAGCTGCGAGTACGCCAATGTCCGTCGCGTCGTTCGCCACGTCTGTCACGGCGCCTGCGATGCCCGCTACGGTCGTGATGTCAGGCCCGAGGCCGCGGTCAACCTCCACTTTCCGCACTCCGACGTTGTTGGCTGTCGGCGTCACCAGGCT